GCGGCATTGTATTCAATCATTGCCTGATTTCTCAGGATGGTTGCTGCCTCTGCGTTAGTTCTCGCCAGGTTGGCATACTTATCTGACAGGGCGGCCACACCGTTTTGAGAGACGGTAATGACCTTATCCATTGCCTCCGCTGCATCCTTCAACGCATCCATGGCGTTCTTACCGCCATTAAGCGAAGTAATCAGGACGCCAGCGAGGACAGAGCTAAGAGCAATGATAGAACCGACAATCGCTCCGCCAGGGCCGAACGCACCAGCAAGTTGTGATCCCTGCTGCGCGAAAGCTACCAGAGCAGATTGCCCGCCCTGCACCTGGATAATAAAGTCCTGAACCTGATACCCGGCCTGCTGCATGCTGGACTTCAGGCCACCATGGCTTTTAGCTCCTGATTCGACACTGTTTTTCATGTCGTACAACTGCCCAGTAAGCTGAGCAATTTTTTGTTTGTCCGCTTCAGTAGCGCTTGATCCAGCCCTAAGTTGAGCCGCAAGAATCGCTGCGCTTCTAGCCCCACTAGTTTGTTGCTCGCTCAGGATAGCGATTTGGTTAGAGAGGTCAGAGGTTATTCCGCTGATTCTGTTGGCTTCATTCGCCTGCTGTGCAAGTTGCTTGGCGGCTTCTGCGGATGCAGCTGATGCTGACTTTTGAGCATCACGCATATCAAAAAGAGCACCTGCAAGCTGAGCGATCTTGGCCTTTTGGGCGTCGGATGCTCCCTCGCCAGCACTTAACTGAGCCGCAAGGATGGCTGCGCTTCGCGATCCAGCCTGCATTTCAGTATTCAGGATGGATACTTCTTTCTCCAGCCCAGATATTGATGATTCCGCGCGCTGCGTAGCGGCTGCTATTGATGCCGCTGACTTGGCTGCCTCATCGGATGAGGCTTTCATGTCATAAAATGCACCTGCCAGTTCCGCGATAGTGCGCTTTTCTTCCTCTGTGGCATTCGCTCCAGCCCTTAGTTGTGATGCGAATACTGCGGCACTGCGGGCTCCATTAATTTGGGCCTCTTCAAGTATCGCAACTTGGTTGCCGAGAGCCTCAATAACCGCGTTGGCACGATTTAACTCGCCAGTCGCGCTTCCAGTACCAGTGCGAGCTTCTTCCATTGCGCGGGCAATGCCGCTCACGTTTGTGTTTAGCTTGCGCAGTTGGTTATCCATGGAGTTGGCATAACCAGCCAGTTCAGTAAACGCGGAGCCGGTTTGAGACGTGCTCTGGTCGAGGTTATCCATTCCCTTACCGGATTGCTGGGCCGCAGCATCCAATTTATCCAGAGCATCGATGGCTTGTTTCCCGCCCTGCAGCAGCGGCTCAACGTCGGCGCTGATTTCATAAACGATGCTACCGGCGTTCTTCTCACCTGCCATCTCATCCTCCAGACTTTACTTATCACAAATCATTTAGTTAGCATCAAAATTCTGAATATTTTTGGACACATATTTAAGTTTCAGTGGTATGGTTTTTTGGCATACCCACTTTCAAATGCAGAACTTTTTTGAGGTCAACATGGAACATTTACCAAAAACAACTGCTAATACTCAAACAGCAGATAGCACTGCTGAAGAGATTCAATCTTTAAAGAGAGCGCTAGGGTTGGTCCTGGCCGAACTGCCAAAAGAACAGAGAGTCAAAGTTCAGCAGACATTGCTTAATAGCTTCGATAAGAGTGACAGAGACTTAGCTACGCAGCTGAACCAATTCATTTTTCATGACAAGGAATAAAGTCTACTCACTCATGAAGACTTCCTAAGTTTCTCTCTTCTGGCAGCCTGCTTAGCCAAATACTGCTCAGCAAGGCCGTCGTACTCTTCGCGAGTGAAGCCTTTCTGGTCCGGGTATTTCGCCGCCAGCAGCATCTGGAATTCGGTCATCGTTAACTGAGAGGCTTCAGCGCGGTTCATGCCAAAATGACTGCGTGCCGCGCTGATGTAGTCGAAGGCCTTAAACTCTGTGGTTCGCTCGCCTGACTCGTGGCGCTGCAACTGGCGCACCTTGGCTTTCCCAACCACTCCGTGCTGCATGAGGTGCTGCGCCAGCACGATGATGTCGTTCTTCGGCATCTGTCCCGGGCGGTACACGACGCAGTGGCGCCACCCTTTCCACTCGCCAATCATCGGCGTCATGTCGTCATCGCAGCACGCCTGAAGTACCAGCATGCATGTTGATAACAGCTTCTCAGCAGCGCGGTTGAATGACGGGTATAACCAGGCAGGGAATCGCCCAAGCGTTCCAGAGCACACCTCAATGAGTTGAGCAACGTCATTGCCATGGATGATGGCATACGATTGCACAATCTCTTCCGGAGTACCGATCCTCGTCATAGCCTCGAATGAAGGCCGTAGAAGGTAGTCTTTCCCGCCCTCGCGGCTGTCGCTGATTGAGATTTCGCCAATATCGGTTAAAGCGGTCATAGGCTTTCCAGTAAACTGTCATTATCAAGGGCAGCACGCCGCCCTTTGGAATGTCCGTTAAGTAACAGTAACCGTATGCACGGCCACAAAGTTTCCGTCTTCGGTATTGATGATGATCTGCGCACTACCGGTGGCCACGCGGTTCACCGTGACGGTGGTGCCGGAGGCGGTGGCAATGGCCTTGCTTGAATCGGTTGATGCGACGGTGAAGTCTTTGTTGGTTGCGCCAGTTGGTGCGATATTGACCGTGAAGGTACTGGTTCCGCCCGCCGCACCTGTACTGGTTGCCGGAGTTACCGTCACACCAGTCACTGCCACCGTAGTGATTTCGTTCACTTCGATGGTGCTTGCATCGCCGACTTTGAACTCGGTAGAGAACGTGACGATATCATTGGTGCCGCCGTCAGAACTCAGCGCGTTAATGTTCATGTAGCCGATAAATTCGATCGGGCCGTAGTCCATGCGCACCCAGATGCCAGGCTGGCGCTTGGCCTTAAGCTCGTCAGCGAAATACTTGATGAACTTGCCGACACCGTATTGGTCCAGTTTGTCCTTCTTACGCACTTCACCTTCAAAGCTCAGGGTAAAGTCACTGTTGGTGATGATGGTTTCGACATAACCGCCGCCGTCATCCGCATCAGAGGTAACCGAGTTCGGGTTGAAGTCGAAGCCTTTCGACGTACCAGCGGCCAGCGCCATCCACTCAGATTCAAGTGGCTTGACGTCAGGGCAGCCATCGGCGACTTCCAGCACGACCGCACCGCCGAACAGGCGCTCGTTCGAGTTCTGGCAATTAGCCATGTGAAACTCCTCTTTGACGTATAAAAGAAAACCCGCCGAAGCGGGTTATTTGGTTGGGAATGGCTATTCGCCAAACGTGCATGCAAATTGCAATCGGAAGACTATTCGCCCTTCCTCTGTGAGCACCGGCGCGGGGATTGCGCCCATGTTCTGGATGTAGCCGACACACTCGTCAGCCATGGGGTTGTCCTTGACGTAATCGACGATGCGCTGCACGGCATTGAGTGCATCTTTGCGCTTATCTTTCGCGCCGACGACGTCGACCAGTACGTGATACTCAGATCCCAGATCGGTGCGGATATTCGAACCGCCGTTTGGCCTGAATACCATGATCGCCTTCGACAGGTCGCCTGGGTCGTCGTACATCAACTGCTGCACCGTGAACCCGGCAGTTAACCCAGCATCGCCGAACATGTTGCGCACCCTCTCGTGCATCATGGGTGTCATAACGAAAGCTCCTTGCGCATCACCGCGTCAACGTTATCGCGCTCGTCATTCGCGCCTTTGGTCAGGAATTGCGGCTCACCATGCGGATCCCAGTAGTTGCCCGTCCCTGTCCCGCCGCCGAACTCTTTCGGTTTCTGCGGGCCGAACTCAGACCGGTTGCTGGTTACGCCGAAATGCGCGCGCGGCTGGCCTTTCAGCTTGCCTGAAGCCTCGTGCACGTACGCGGCATAGTTGGCTGAATAGCCGATGCGCCCGGTAATGAACACGGCGCCAGCATCGATTTCGCGGAACTGGCTGTTAATCAGCGTTGAGGTGTCGATAGGGGTGTAATAGGCCGCCCGGGTACCGATAAGAATCATCGCCGACTGCAGCGCGCGCATAACCTTGCGCCCCTTCACGTCGATGATGACATCGTTCAGGTGCTTCTTCGCCTGACCGACGCCCTTCACTTTGATGCCCATGGCTACACTCCAGTAATTATCGCCCAGTCATCTTCCAGGCCGTCGAGAGTGTCGTTCCAGCGCGTTACGTGACGGACCTCATCAGCACCTGCCACGACCGGATCAGGCTCAGCGCTAACACCAATCAGGATGTAATCGCCCTCATCAGCTAACGCATACGCAGTAAAGAAGGTGTTTTTTACGACAACCTCTTTACCGATGGATCCGAGCTTTGCAGACAGGCCGCCGATGTAGTCGCACATGATGGTTTCTGGCGGTTCGTATGGGTCGACAGGGTCGCCCCACTCGTCATTACCACCAGCACCCTTACGCCATATCGTGCACGGCTTGTTGTATGACCATGAAGCAGTAGACGACATCAGCCCTCCTTCCAGCGCAGAACAACCGTCACGTTTTCACCATGGCCTTTAAGGCGCTCACTACGGTTGAGGGCATTGGGTGGAATGAACGAGCCAATAACTACCTCACCAACACGATAAAGCCTGCTGTTTTGCAGTGACCCGCCTCGCTTCATTCTTTCCACCTCAGCACCTTCGCGCCAGTCGCCCGGATGCGCTCACAGTTGATATGCCACTCGCCGTCCGATTTCACGTACCCGGTAGTCTCCCGCCCGGTATCGGTCATCACCCAGACACGGACGAATGAACGCGGTAGCCCGTGCTTCACTGATTTGTAGGTCATCAGCATCCCCCGACCACCATGAACAGGCCAACGCTGTTACCGGCACTAATTGGCAACTCGCCAGTGCAGCCGCTGGTATCGAGTCGGGCCAGCGAGTCGCGAAGCCAGGTAATGCTGTCGTCTCCATACTCAAACGAACGGGATGCGCCAGACGGTGCACCCTGCGATTTGATGCGGCGTGCGCCGGACGACGTAGCCATAAGCGCGGCGGCATACATCAGGATCAGCTTCGCGGTGCACTCGTCATACCCGGCCCCGTCGAGGCATGGGATGATTTTGTTCACCACGCAGAGAATCGGCTCCAGCAGTGCGCCCGGGATGGAGTAACCCAATTCACCGAGGAACGCCTGCACGTCTGCCGCTGTGATTGGGTCAGCCATGGTTATTTCGCCTTCTTGATTGCTTCCGCCAGTGCTGCTTCG